CCGCCGCGCTGTCCGTGACCAGCACCCCGTCGCCATCCACCGGCGGGTCCTTCAGTTCCGCCTGAGCCAGCGTCTGGGAGACGTCCATCTCAGGCAGCTGCGCCTCCGGTACCTTCCCGTCCGGGCCCAGGCTGGCGACACCGTTGGGTTTTCCTTTCTGACTCTCCTCGATATAGTCCTTGTTCTGCGCCTGTCCCACATTGACTGTTCCGTATGCCATGGACTCACTCCTTCCCCTCATCGATCCAATATTGTGCCGTGATGGCCGTACCTGGCGCCTGCCTTGCCCGCAGCCGGATGGACCCCGCCATCGACTCACAGGTGGGGCACAGCCCGCACCCGGCCGCCGCCTCCATGCTCTCTGGAGCGATCACCACCGCCGCCCGGTCCTTCCCGGTCACTGTCGCTGCCGGGATGTCATAATAGACGGGATAAGCGCTCCCGCTCCCGTCCTCCTTCCAGCCCTCCCCGGGGATGGTGACGTCCGCCGCGCCCGGCCGGTCCGCCTTGATCCGGGCCAGCTCCTCAATGGCGTCCGCGGCCGCCTGGGCCACCTTGGCCGCCGCACCGCTGGCCCGCTGTGCCAGCGCCCGCATCTGCGCCAGCGTCGTTGTCTTGCTCAAAGCTTCATCCCTCCTGTGTCTGGGTCGGGAGATGGGACCGGGGAAATCCCCCGGCCCCTCCCGCTCCGGTCCCGCGCCTTACACCGTGGGGCCGAATACCTCGTTGAGCATCTCAGTCACCTCAGTGTCGCTGGCGATGGTCACTACCTGGGTCTCCGCGCCGTTGATCTTGATGCTGCCAGGGGTGGCGCTGGCCTCCACCTTGGTGGCGTTCGCGGCGATGCCCTCCAGCTTGGTGCCCTCGGCGTTGGTCATCAGGCGCTTTCCCGCCTCGGCTGCCACAAAGTCGGCGGCCTTTTTCCCGCTGTCGGTCAGGTTGCCGCCGGCGTCCAACCCGGCGAAGTTGCCGGCCACGGCGGACTTGACCTTGTCCGCCTTGCCGGACAGGTCCACGGCGGAGGGCTTGGGCACATACAGGCCGTCAGCGCGGGCCTCCAGGGCGTTGCCTTCGTCCTGGCTGATGTTGACCTTCACGTCCACTTCATAGCCGGAAATGGTCACGGTGGTGGAGGCGTCCTTGCCCTCCACCTTGGCCTTATAGGTATCCACCAGGGCGGCCATGCCCATGAAGGAATAGTTGACGGAACCGTCGCTGCCCTTCACAGCCAGGACCATTACAGGCTTGCCCTCCAGCTTGGGGTCAGTGGAGCCGGGATAGGTTTCGGCAGACCACGCGAACTTGGGAACGAAGGCGGTCTTGGCCTGATCCAGCACCATCTCCACAGGGAAGTCGAACTCAAAGGCAGCTGCGCCGGTCTTGTCAGGGGTGGTGAAGATCTGGACCTTGTTGCCCTCCACCTTGCCGCTCTTGAACGCGGCGTCGGCGGAATTTTTGATGGGTGTCAGCTCGGACTTCTTGGCAAAGTCGGTGTTGATGCGCTGGGCCAGCTCCTTCAGGCTGCCCAGCTTGGTGAGCTTGGTGACGTCATAAGACATGGTGATTCCTCCTGTTTTTTGATTTTTTATGGGTCCAACGGGCTCAGGCTTTTGCGCCAAAGACCTCGTCAAACATCTCCCGCACTTCCTCATCGGTGGCCACGTCCACCGCGCCGGCTCCCAGCTCCTCCAGGTTCCCGGCGGTGTCCTTGATCTGATAGGCGGTGGAGATCCCGTCCGCCACCACGGACAGGTGCTGTCCCACATAGGCCGTGGGATTGTTCTTGGCGTAGTCCTCAGCAGCTTCGAGCGAGGGCCATACGCCGGTAGGGTCGAGAGCAAAAGCATCCTGGCGCTTCATGGCCAGGGGGAATTCCATATTTGCGTAAGTGTTCTGAGTATTGTTGATCGCCATACTTCATTCCTCCTCTCAACCCAGCGTGACCTTCAAGGTCGCGGCGTTTTCATACGGCACGGCAGGCTCGAACACCCACACATTGTACTCCTGAGCGGTGTAGCCACTCGCGCCCTCGACAGGCACCGCAGACTTGACGAAGGTAGATGTCACGTCCGCATTCATGGCGGTTTCGTTGATGACCTTCTTCACACCGGCCTTGCCCGTGATGCAGGCAATGACAACCCGCTTCGTGCCCGCAGGAACGGACAGGGTGAATGTCCCCGCAGCATACGCCTTGTTGCTTTTGGTCAGGCTACGGATATACGCGCTGTCCAGCGCGGGCTTCTCCGCCGTCGCGCCATAGAAGTAGTTGCGGTAGGGGGTATAGGCCGCCGTCTCCCGGCTCTTGGTCCCGGCCTGGATCTTCACCACAGGCTCAGAGTCGCCCCCCAGGTTGTCCTTGGCCGTCACGCCCGCCCCATGGGTGGCGGTCACCTTGTACTTCAGGCTGGAAACGACATTCTCTCCGCCCTTGTCGCCGATGACAAAGCCGCCGCCGCCGTTGTCATCAGACTCGCCCGTCAGGGAGGCCCCATCCACGCTGGCGATCTGTTCCGTCCCCTTGTCGGTGACGCGCTCCACCTTCCAGTTGGAGGCTGTGACGCCGGTGGCAGGCCCGTACTGATAGGAGCCCGCGGACAGGGAGGCCGCCGTATAGGCCGCCGCGGCCACCTTCGTGCCAGCCTCCACCGCGCCCGCTCCGGTCAGCGCAAAGCCGCCGACGGCGGGCTGGGCGGTGATCTTGGGCTGAAGTTTTTTGCTGAAGATGTCGGTCAGCACGTCGGCCACCGATCTGCCCTTCACGGAAAACTGCGCGGTGCCATCCCTGGTCTTGGTCTTGTTGCCGACCTGGGTATAATCACCAGCCATGGTGATATTGTCCCGCATGATGACCTTGTCCGCGTCCACGCTGCCCGTCATGGCGATCCAGTCCGCGCCGTTATAGCCGTATGCCGCCTGCTCATAGGTGGAGCCCTCCACCACGGTGGTCACCACGAACACATCCCCATTCTTGGGGACCGGTGCCTTCTCCTGGGTGAAGAACGCCTCGATCACGCTGCTGTCCGAAGCGTTGAGGTCCGTCTTGGTGCCCTGATACAGCGCCCCGCCGGCCTCCGTTGTGATCTTGTTCTCGTACTCCTGCTTGGTGCGCGCCAGGATCTCGCTCATGCGCCCCATGCTGACCAGCTTTTCGGGATTATAAGCCATGTTCATTCCTCCTTGTTTTGACTGTGTTTTGATTTCCTTCACAATGGATCCGGTCCATTGAAATGGATCTGCTTCCGGTATCTTGAAAATGTTCCGGTATGTTGGCGGTTATTCCGGCCGGAACACCTCGTCCAGCAGGCTGGACGCGTCCGACTCCGTTGCGATCTGGTCCTGCCCCACCGTCCCCTGGGAGGAGATGGTGCCGTCCGCGGTCACTCCGATGCCCCGGCCGATCTTCACGCCGCCGAGCTGGGTCTTGGTCGCTACTGGGAGCACATAGGCCTCACCCCCTCCACTACTTCCGCCGGAGCCGCTGGAAAGTAACGCAATCGTTGCGGCCATATCTTCGGCGGGTTCCTTCTTTGCCCAAAACCGCAGAACACCGGCGAGAGACTGAGCCGTCTGGCACAGCCCGGCCGCGTTGGCCGTCTGGATGGCGTCCGTGTGCAGGGCCACGCTGGGGAAAAATGCCTCCTTCGCCTCCGGAAGGGGCACGTCGGCCTGATACGGGTACGGACCTGTATCCAGCGGGGTCCATCCCTCCGCCGGGATCTCGATCTCCCGGATGATCGTGGCCCCCACGCCGTTGGCCACCTCGTCGATGGCATCCTGCAACTCCTCTTCCAGCTGTTCCCGTGTGATATAGACCCCGCTCTCGATGGTCAGGTCCACCACCGTGTCGTTGCCGATGTAGACCACCAGGTCGATCTCTCGCTCCACCGGCTGGCCGCTGGTGTAGGCTGTCATATAGTCCGCCGTGCTCCCGGCGTTGCCGTAGGAGTACAACACCTCGGGGATCTCCCTGCCGTCCGGGTAGACGGCCTTCGCATACAGCCCCAGCTCCCGGAAATAGAATCCCGTTGTGACAGCCTGGTTACTGTACACACCGCCGACGGTGACGGTGCCGTCGTTTGCCCGCTTCTTTTTGCTGATCGTCAGTATCTGCTCCGGGGCCACCACGGCGGTGATGCTCCGGACCGTGGTCCCCGCCGGCAGGTTTCCACTGCCCATGACCACCTTCGTGGGGGTGAACACGGCCCCCATCTGCACATGGGACAACAGCACGCGCCCGTTATCGGTGATCGCGTTGTTTGAAAAAGTACCCATGCTCTGGTATTCCCCCTTCCTATGCCGGCGATGTGGCGCCGATCTTGTACGTCTCCCTCGCTACCTCCCGGACGGCCACGCCAGCGGACAGGTTCATCTCACCCGTCAAGGTGATGTAGATGCCCTCCAGCTTGGAGCTGTGTCGCTTGACCTTGTCCAGGATGTTCAGGAACTCAGTCAGGCGCTCGTTGTTGAGGGATGGGTTGGTGGAGTAGACCCGGAAGTGTCCGGGCTGGCCCTCATACTCGAACCACTCCCGGATGTATCCGTCCCCGAAATAGGACTGGATGACGTTCTCCACCGCCCATTTAGTCCCCAGCCGCTTATAAACAAGGTCACTGTCCTTGACAAGCGCCCGCTTGGTGTCCAGCGTTGCGCCGGTGTCGTACCACAGGATATTGAGTTCCCAGGCCAGGGCGTCCAGCTCCGCCTCGTTCAGCTCATCGATGTGGTCCCAGGTAGACAGGGTGGCGGTGCTTCGCGCAAGCTCCGGAACGATCTGGTCCATGGCTGCGGAAAGGCCCTTCCCCGCCCCATCCTCCCGCATAAACTGAGGAAGCAGCCGGACAAATTCCAGCGTGGTCAACTTCATCTCGCTCATAAGATCACCTCATGGGAGACCGTCGGAACGCCGGACAGCTTTGCCACCTGTGCCTTGGTCAGCGTCTGGAAGGTTGGAGCCGTGACCTCCAGCCGCGCAGCCCCCGTCCCGCTGGAAGGAGCCAATACAAAACGGCGGAGCTGGTCGGGGTTGATGTCCCGCGCCAGTGCCGCCGATTGCCACGCAATATACTGGTCGATGGCCCCGCCGTCCCCTTCGATGGTCTCGATGGCCGCGGCCTCGTCATCCTTGGTGCAGTAATATTTGATATGGATACTGTACTCCACCAGTTCCGGGGCCATGACCTGCACAAGGTCTGTCATAGGGCGCACATCGTCCGCCATGACATCTTGCACCTTTGCAAGCGTGTCCCCGTCCGGGATTCCACCTCCGCGCATCAGCGGATAGATATTGACCGTGTTCGGCTCATCCTCCGGGCAGTCGATGGCAACGTCTACAATGTCAGGATCCGCGGTCATGGTGTGATACCGATACCCGCTCTCCGGCCCCGCCGTGGACATGGCGGAGGGAGCCAGCCGGATACGCTCCCGCAGGCGGTTGTCTCCCTCCTCTGTGTACGGTTCTCCATCGTCGCCGCCGGTACTGGTGGTGGTGTTCTGCGCTCCGGAGATGTAGGGGATCAGGTCCACAAGTGTCTTGATGGTCCCGGCAGTGAAGCCGTTGTACTGGGAGCCGCCTGCGGTGCATACACCCAGCACATCCACATACAGTGCCCCATTGGGAAGGACTGCCGTCGCCTGCGTAGCAAAATACACACTCCCATCTGTGGTGACGCGGGTGCCCGCCGGGATGATGATGTTCTCCGCCTGCGCCTCCGACACGGAAAAGCGGAAGGTAGCCGATGCACTGGCCGGGGCCGCACGCTCTACACCGTACCGGGTCCCAAGGGCGTCCAGGACCTCGCCCCGGGCATATTGCAAGGTGCGTTGCTTCATTTTGTCGTTGAATTCGCTGTACAGGGCCACAAACACGGCCACCAGGGCCTCGCCAAAAATGCGGCGCTCGTCGCCTGGATACAGCGCCTCGTTGCACTCATCCATCAGGGAGCCGATGATTGCCGTGTACAGCTTCGCGCTGTCGGTCTCCACAAAGTTAAAATCAGCCAATCCGGCTCACCTCCTGCTCATTCTCTTCAATCTCCACCGTGACGGTATACCCGCCGCCGGTGTCTATCGGCTCCAGCGTGACCCGCTGAACCTCAGCCCTGGGCTCGTAAGTCTCCAGCAACCACTCGGCATCCTGCCTGATCTCGGGCTCCGCCGTCGTAACGGGTTTATCCATCAGGCGCGGGTCCAGCCCCTTGACACGCTCATAGGGAACCTCACCCCGGAATGTCAGCAGCAGATTGGACGCACATACATCCGTGGATCCGTTTCCGCTCGCTCTCATGATCACGCCCCCTTGCTCGTTTTCATCTGCGCCCGGTCCGACTTAGATGCCGTGGCGTTCATGGCTTGTTTTTTTGCTGCAAGTGTTGCCTTGTAGTCATCCGTTTTCTTTTTGCTGCTTGCGGATGAGCTGGATCCAGCGGCTTTTTTCCCACTAATCAGGGCTGACGTTTTCCCTTCGGAATATTCCTCCATGGTCAGTGTGATCTTGCAGGAGATCCATACTCCGCTCACAGTCAGCTGGACTTCCGATGTGTCCACCTTGGTCAGCTTCATCTTCGCGGGGCCGAATCGCTTATCTCCGATATAGAGCGGGTATGCCTGCCCAAGCAAGGACTCCCATTCTTCTACTTGGGCTCTTGGCTTGACGCCTGCTGCGGCTACATAGATACTCGAAAAGGAAATCGGGCGCAACTCCCGCCCCCTGGTGTTGGTTGGATTGGTTCCACTTGTGTCATTCTCGCTGTCCTCCTTCAAGGTCAGTGAGGTTGAAAAATCGTTCAGTGGAACGATGATATTGGGCGCAGTGATGAAGCCCTTCGGCCCCCATCTCGCCATATATGTCGCCACATTATTCCTCCTTACTGCGGCCCGCTGGTCCCGCCGTCAGGGCAGCTGTGAACATGGGTATTAAACCTTGCGACTGCGGTTATAAGGTCCTCTGCGGTGACCGTGCCCGTGATACTTTGGCTTCCGCTCACAGTTTGGTTTTTCTGTATGATCTGGCTCCCCTGGACATTCACATCCCCCTCCAGGTCATGGTTCCATTCCCCATCCATGCGGGCCAGGATGACCCCCGTATTGTCCGGGAAGGTGGCATACACCACAGGCATCTTCACGGTCAGGCTCCCAGCCAAGAAGAAGGGGACCACCAGGGGGAACGTGACGCTTGCGCCAGAGAAGGCCGGGACCACCGTCGCCGTTTTCCCGTTGTCTCCAACGGCGGAGATCATACCCTTGTCGATCATCAATACCCCTCCAATGGGCGGCGGAAAAAGAGTTTGCTTTTCCCCGTCCCGTAGTCGTTTCTTATGTGCTCCAGGAACACAGGCCCGTCCCAGGACGGGGCACGGGCGTTCTCCAGAGTCACTGTGGATGCCGCCGCATATCCGGGAAGGATGCGGGATCGCACAAACCCAGCGCAGCAGCCCTTGTTCGCCGCCCGCAACAGGCTCTTGGCATACCGCCCAGCATCATCATCGCTTGCAATGTTCTGGGGCGTCACGGGCCGCAGGATGCGCCTCGCGCCGTTCCCTGCGTCAAACTTCCCAGAATAGTTCCCGCCGGTGACGATGCAGGATCCGTAAAGCTCCGCTCTCCGGTCCGTGTACTCATAGTCGCCATCCACGGTCACTGTCAGCACCTCGGATGGGGCCTGGGCCTCCATGAATGGCTCAGAGTATACCACCAGCTTTTTGTCGTATACCAGGAAGGCACAGCCATCCAGAGAGCAGACACGGTTCAAAAATACAAAATCGCTCACACTCGACTGAAGCAGATAGGTGTACAGTCTGTCCTCCACCCCGTAAAGAGCGAAGGACAGACCGTGCCGAGCCGCGATCTCTGCCACGATTTGTGATAGGCGTACCTGTTGCCACGCCTTGTCCTGCGCCTCGTAGCCAGACGCAGGGGCGGACCAGGCTTGCAGGTCATAAGTGCCATTCCGTGGCGTGGCAGACACCAGGAACATGGTCCCCGTGCTGATGGTCCCGTAGTCCACCCGCAGCTCATCCCCCACGGCGGGGGCCCACTTATCCCACAGGTTATCCACATCATTCACACGAAGATGGATAGTATCCGACTGCCCGGCGGCATACATATCGTGATAGCAGCGATTGATGGATACGCTCTCGGTAATGTCTACGCCCTTATAAGCAATTTTTATCATGCGTCACGTCTCCATGGAGGTAATGTCTCAGGAAGCGTGGCCGCCGCCTCGCCAGGAATGTAGAGCTCCACGCCCGCGCCGAAAATCAGCGTCCCGCAATGGTCAGGGTTGGCCTGGATGATGACGCTCGCCTGCTTCTCGTCGTCGTAATAGGTCAGGGCCAGGCTGTCGAAGGTGTCTCCCTCGACGGTAATGTGGGTACTAGGCATAGACCGGCTTCCCCCTTCCCGAAAACCACGATTCCAGCATATCAATAAACTCCGGGTATTCTGCCTCGATGGCCTCCATGATGCTTTCCTTGTCGGCCTGTCCGGTGACGGTGATCTGAGGCGCAAAGGTCACTCCGCCCAGGTTCACATCGCCGCCGGAGTTTCCTCCACCCAGGCTGAACGAAGTTCCATCCTCATCCGCCCCCAGCATCCGTCCAGCCTTTGCCCAATAGGCCAGATTCTGCGCCCGGTATGCCGGATCGAAGCTGATAACGGCCTCTGTGCCCACCTCACCTGCGATAGAGGGTCCGGTGGTGAAGCCGCCGGTTGCCAGCATGGGAATGTTCGGTATGTTGATGGCAAACTTCTTACCGCCCAGCATGGGGACCCACTCCGGGATATCAAAGCCGATGGAGTTGATTCCATCAATGGCCTTGTTCATGATGGAGATCACGCCGTTGATTGGGGCCTTGGCGATATTCCCCAGCATCCCGAAGATGTTCCCGAAGATGTACACGATGTTCTGCCACGCCGCGCTCCAGTTACCAGCAAAGATATTGCCGATAAAATCAATGACGCCGCTAAAAATCGCCTTTACATTGTTCACGGCGTCCTGGATGCTCTGCCACCAGCCGTCCAGATACGCGCCGAAGAACGGAAAATGCTGCCCGATGAAGTCAATAGCCCCCGTGACCCACCCGGCGATATTGGTCCAGATTTCGTTGACCTTATTGCCGAAGGCGATGACTTTCTCCTTGGCAATGTCCCAGTTGTTATAAAGCCAGATGACACCAGCAACCAGCCCCGCAATTGCCGCCACCGCGATGGTAATAGGGGAGGTCAAGAACGCAATGGCACCATTAAGCGCCCACGTTGCAATCGTGGCTGCATTTACCACCGTTGCACCGGTAGCAAGCACCGCCGTCTTGATCGTCTCCGCAGCGGCCACGCCCAGGGAAATAGCCTTGTAGG